AAGATCCATTATCATATTGTTTAAATTTCATTTTTTAATACCGTAAATTAATCTTCCGTCTCGTACCCAATGTTTATTTATTCCATTTTTGTCTACATAATGTAAAAACGTTTGAGCATGCCAATCTCCTTTAAATTCTTCTCTCCAATGTTCTACTTCACAACCTAAATATATTGCAGCATCTCCTGGTTCCATATTTATTTCAGTCCCTTCCATATAGATTGGCCATTTAGTTCCGTCTGATCCGATCATTACTGTTGCGCTTATTTCACAAGAAGGTCTATCTTTATGTTTTTTTAAATCTGCGTTTTGAGTGTACATTCTCCAAAAAGCATAAGTTGGTAACAGTTCTAGGCCTGTTTCTTTTTCAATTAATTCTAATTTATTTATCATAAGGGATTCCATTAATGGATCTCCATAAAAATAAGTATCTCCACTATCGTTTTGAAGAAAATCAAATGAATCAAAATTTACTCTATGTTTAATTCTACAATAGTCTGTAAGTAATACAATCTCTTCTTTTGTTAAAAAATTTTTAATTACTTTAAATTTTAAATTTTTAATGTTCATTTTTTTTTAAAATAGTTTAGATTGCCCATGCTACCACTGAATATCTTGTTCCTTTTGTCACTGGTTTCACAGTATGTGGATATAGAAAAATACTTGGCCAAATAATCATTCTGTTTGGTTTTACTTCTACTTCCCATTCTCCTGAACCATCTGGATTCCTAAAACATAAATTACCGCCTTCATAGTCATTATTTAAAAGAAGAATACAACTCATAGTCCTTGGTATACCGGCAAAATGATCTACGTGCCAAGTATAAAACCCAGTGTTTTGATATTTTAAAATTTCAATATCAAAAATATCTTTCAAATCATAATCTAAAATATTTAAATCAAATTTATATTCTTTTAATTTTTTAAAAAAAAAGAAATATAATAAATTAAACCAGTGGACATTAGTTAATGACTTATGTGTATTGGATAAAGCCAAAGAGTAAGTTTTTCTTATGTTAAAATTTGTAACAGCGTCCTTAAATCCACCTACTTTAGTTTCTTCAAATTTAGATAAATTAGCAAAACGAATTAAATTTGATACTACGTTCCAAGGTAATACTTCATCATAAACTTTAATAAAATTTTTTATTTCCATAATTTTTTATTCCAAAATTTATTTTTATAAATATTTAATACTTCAAGTCCATAAAAAACTCTAGAATTTTGTATTTCTTTTTGTTTTCTTGTTTTAAAATTCATTTTCCATACATCTCTTTTAAAAGGTATAATTTGAACATAAGGTGTTCCTTTCTTAATTATTGTCTCTAGCACTGGATATTTATCCCCATTAATAATTATTGGAAAATTTATTTCATTTGGAAAATTGTCTGTATCAACAATTCCCGGTATAATAGAAAATCTGTCATCTGAATTATTTAAAGGAGGGACAAATAAACAAGAATATCCTTTAGGTGTTTTAATTTTCCATGGGTTTAAAATTTTATAAAAAGGTAAATCTTTATTTTTTTTAATTAATGGAGACCCTTCCATTTGTAAAATAGAATGTATATCTATACCACCATTTAAATTTATATTTTTTGCAATTAAAAATTCTTTTTTTTCCTCAAGTCCAAACATATGAAATGAATCTTTGTATTTTTCTCCACTTTCTTTTGTATTATCAACATTATGTCTTACATAAAAATCTTGAGGCATTTTTAATAAATATCCAGCGGTTAATGAATCTAAAAAAGGCATACATCCTTTAACTGTTTTTTTAGAAGGTGTATGATCTAAATTCTTAAACCATTCTGGTATGTTTAATTTCGCAGGTATTGGGTAATCTTCTTTAAGTGCAAAATAATCTTCATGAGCACTAAACTCTATTTCTTTATCAAACATGCTAATTAAATAGCAATTGTTATGGTAATTGTAAAGGATTTAATGAAGGTTGTCCTTGATCATTAAAATATTGTTCTAATGAGCTATTTAATGGAAAAGTTATTGTGTTTAAATTTAAGGAGTTTAATTGATTAAAATAATTATTCCAAAGATTTAAAACCTTACTATCAGGATTATTATCCGTAAAACTTTTAATTTCATTTTTATAAGAGTTTATGTAATTTATTAAATTATCTTTTGAAAAAATCGTTATAAAGCTACTATAACTAAGAGTATTATTGTTAAAGTTTACTGATTTTTTACCAAACTTTACATCATTAAAATTTTCTTGAGTGACTTCAATTATTTTATAATTAGATTGATTTAAATTTAAATTATTTAAATCATTTATATTTTCAGCTATTTTGTAAAGATTATTAACATTAGAATTATCTGAATTTTTTGTAAAAATAAAAAATGCCATAAATTAACTTCTGTTTTCAAATATTAAAATTAAACCAGGATTATTTGTACCACCACTAGGCCCTGCGCCTAAAAAACCACTACCAGTAAGGCCACTTGGTACAGAAGTGCTTGCACCAGGAGAATTTCCTGGACTTCCGGGATTACCTGGAGCAAAAGGTGCTAATCCACCAGCACTACCACCATTTCCACCACTCCCACCATTTGCTGTAAAATTTGAAAAAGTAGTGTTTCCACCTGAATTACCAGCGCCTCCTATTGGCCCTCCTGAACTACCAGTATTCCCCCCAGCCCCAATCGCAAAAGGGACAGCATAAGGTTGCGTTACACTTATATTATAATACCCAAATCCACCCACACCACCATTACCTCCAGGTGCTGGACCATAACCAGCCTCTCCGCTAGTCCCTCCGGCACCCCCTCCTCCACCTACTAGGTAAGCTCCCAAAGAAGTTGTTGTTGGATTTGCTGTGTGAGTCCCTGAAGATGGTCCAGATGTGATCCTAGTTAAAAATGTACTTCCACCCGCAGAACCCGCTGATCCAGAAGATGCAGCAGTGATACGACCATCAGCATCCACTGTGATTGAAGCTGCTGTGTAAGATGCAGCAGTAACACCCGTTGAGATCAATTGATTTGATCCAACAGAGTTAGCTGCAAGTTTTGATTGTGTAATTGTTGATTGTGTAATTTTGATCGCTGTAACTGCATTTGTTGCAAGTCTTGAAGTTGTAACTGCAAATGATGCAAGTCTAGCTTCAGTTACTGCAAATGATGCAAGTTTAGCGGATGTAACTGCTAAGTTTGCTATTTGTGCAGAAGCAACTGTTCCAGATAAGGTAGTAATATCTACTGCGTTAATGTTTGTTCCGTCTGAATATAATATTTTAATTCCTTTATCAGTTGTAGACCAAGTAGTACCTGTTCCGCCTGACGTTTTAAATTCTACTGTAAATGCACCTGTTGTACCATTTGATACAATCCAAGTTTTTTCAATTCCTGATGGAACTGTTACGATTTGATTTCCTGTGATTGTTCCTGTTAATTTTATTACGATATTTCTTGCAACAGATAATGTTGGTGAATTTGCAATTGTTAAAGCTGTAGTTTGAGCACTACCCGCTATACTTTGTTCTCCGTATCCAGCAATAGCTTGTTGAATTACGTTTAAATTGTCATTAGTTTTTTCACCCCAGGTACCAGCATTTTCGCCAGTGACCATTAGTTCTATTTTGAGGTCTGTAGAATAACTTGATGCCATTTATGCTCCTATTTAATTAAAATAATATATTTAAGCAGCTAAGTCAACCGGAGTCCAAATATTATTAGCCCCTGTTTGTACTTCTGCCCAAGCCGTTACATTAACAGATCCTACTGTTAAATTCAACCTAATTCCAGTAACATTTACATTAGCATTTGCTGTGACAGTTTCATTACCTATTGCTACGTTTATTTGCGAACCTGTTACATCATAGCCAAATTCAATACCTACTTGGCCTGTAACTAAGTTAATTTGAGCACCTGTTACTGAAACATTAGCACCTGCAGAAATATCCTCATTTCCAATTGTAATATTAAGTTGTCTTCCGGTAACTGTTACATTAGCATCTCCGTTTATCTGAACACCTGCTAAACCTTCTGCAACATTAATTCGAGTTCCTGTTACTGAAACATTAGCATCTCCATTAATAACAACTCCAGCTAAACCCTCTGTAACATTGATTTGAGTTCCAGTAGGGAATACATCTGCTGTAATAACTTCAATTGCCTGACCAGTTACTATATTTATTTGTGTACCTGTTACATTAACAGAAGCTCCAGCATTTGTAGTTACTGAATCAATCTCTATATTTCTTTGAGATCCTGTAACCGATACATTACTATCTCCAGATATTGTAGCAGATCCTGCTATTGTATTAATCTGTGAACCAATTGCATTCACATTAGCATCAGCTGTCGTAGTTACGCTTGGTGTAAATATTAATAAATTATGTTCATCTTGAACGTTAATTGAAATATTACCATCAATTTGAATAGAGAATGTAAATCCCTCAATTGCAGTTAATGAACCTTCATTTACAATTACTGTAACGTCTGGTCCTTCTCCCCAAGGAACTATACCATAACCATAAACACCCCAACCAGCATCAGGTTGAAAATCTGTTGTAACAGATCCTTCGTCTAAATTTATTTGAGAACCAGTAACAGTTACTGTTTCTGGAATAGAAGCTACAGCAGAACTTACTACTAAATTTATTTGAGTTCCTTGTACTTGTGGTTCTTGATCAACTCTAATTGCAACAGCATTAATTGCAAATGCTAATTGAGTTCCTGTAACGGATATATTAGCATCAGCTGTTACAGTTGTAGTGCCCTGTAATAAACCTAAAGATAGTTCTTGTCCGCCATAAGAACCATCACCAAAGGTACCACTGCCCCAAGTGACTAAACCAGGTGATGATATGATTACTGTTTCGTCAGCCATGTTATTTTCCTAACATGGTATGAGCACCAAGT